GCATCCCAGCCGGCCTGTAGCCCGTCTCATTCCAGCTCAGCGACGACCCGGCAACCAGCCAGCTGGCGGAGCCCAGCAGCGCCCAACGAGTGAGGTAGCCCTCCAAGATCAACGCTCCTGCCATCACCCCCGGTAGATCCTGCTCACTTCGGCCCTGGCTTTTGGCAAAGGCCTCGACCACTACTGCGGGGCCAGCAGCAGGCACCCCAGCACGGAAGTTGGTGATCGCGCCAGGCGGCGTCCAGAGCATCCTCAGGTTGGCATATTCGGCGAAGTCAGTAGCCATCAGCTACGCACCAGTTGCGCTATTCCGCCGCTGCCGCCGACGACCGGTTTGATCCCCAGCGACTGGAAGATCCGGCCTTTCAAGTCGGCCAAACGAGCGGCGAGCACGGCGCCGGCCGTCCCACCGGAACCGCCTGAGTCGTACTTCACCCGCAGCAGACTGGTATCCCACTCCAGTACGTCGGCTTTGCTCTTCAGGTCTTCGCGGGTCAGGGTAGTGCCAGGGGCGGGCCCTTCGTAGCTCCCCGCATTGCCCAGATGCGCGGTGTTGTTCTCCACCCGTTCGGCGTAATCCGCTTCCAGGTTCTCGATTTCGTCGATCCATCGTTGCACCTGGGTGACGGCGGCAGTGGATGTGATCGCCACCCGGTTGAGGATTGCGGTCAGCTCGGTCAGGTTGGTCACCGACAAGGGCCAGCCGGCATACCCTCGAATCAACTCGCGGTCATCCCGTGGTGTCACCCGCCAAAGGGCGTTCAGGGTTGGGATGGCCATGATGCAATGCGATCTGCTGCAGGTTTCCGGGAAAGCTCAGGCAGTCATCGGAGATTCCCGTGTACGGCAAATCGGCAAGCAAGGGCGCAGGCAAGGGCGCAATGGCGATGGGCAAGGGCAAGAAGGGTGGCGGCTCAATGTCCATGGCGATGCCGAAGAAAGCCAAGCCCGCCAAGTCTGCCCGCCCAAAGGCCAAGTAATCAGCCTGGGGCGTGCCACTGCCTGATTCTTGCCGCCCTGTCAGCACAGAAGAACGGCTGATCGTGATACCAGGCCCAGACATCGCTATCGCCCTTTGAAGCATTGCAGCGAGCGCAGGCGGCCACCTGATTGGCACGGACCGTGGGCCCTCCCCTGGCCTTGGCGATCACATGATCGAGCGTGATGTTTTTGGGCTGGCATCCGCAGTAAGCGCAGATTCCATCCCAGGCATCAATGATCTCGCGCCTGAAACTGCTTCGAGTGACCAGCACCGTTCCCTCGATTCGGTGGGACGCCACCTAGGCGAGCTTCTGCAGCCAGACGCGAGCGCCGATGCTGATGGATCGCTGCAGCATTGTGACGACCTTGTGCCCGCTGCGTGGCGGCATCCCAATGGCGACTTCTCGCAAAACCTGCCGGGTGGCTTCCTCATCCCTGGCCCCCACCGTGGCGTGAAGGGTCAGGAAAGCCCGCAGTTCGGGGGGCATCGGTGCGGCCGTAGCGAGGGGCATCGGTGCGTGGCGTTTCCTCAGCTTGCCAGGGTGGCTTAGGGAATGGCAATGGCTTAGGATGAACGGGCCGGGGTCCTCATGGGAGTGGGGCTGACGCCCCGGCACCCATTCGCCACCACCGAGCAACCCATGCAACCCCGAGCGCAGCACCTGGAATGGTGCAAAAAGCGAGCATTGGCCTACGCGGATAAAGGCTATCTACAGCAGGCGCTTACCTCCATGTTGAGCGATCTTGCAAAGCACCCCAAGACCGCAGATCACCCAGGTATTGCGCTTGCCTTGGGCAGGATGGCCTTTGGCGTCCTGGCGACAAAAGATCAAGTGCGCGAGTTCATTGAAGGATTCAACTAATCACCACCACAGACCGACCATGCCTGAACCTGACTTTCGCGCTGCCTTGAAGCAGCTAGCTGACGCTGTTGATGGGTGGGAGATGGGACCAGCCGAGCGCGATCCACTGGCCATTGCCATGGATCGCGCTCGCAAGGTGCTGAAGGCTGCCGAGGATGGCGAGCGACTGTCATCTGGGAAGCTGGTCAGCGAACGGCTTGACGAGCTTTTTGCCGAGGTTCAGCGAAGGGATCTTGAGCCTGCTGAAGTTATCCTAGGTAGCCATGCCTTTCAGCTTTATTGCAAAGAGCTGCGCGCATACGCCCAAGGTGGAAAATTGCACGGTGGCTACCACGGCCTCCCAGTAACCAAAAGCGATTCAGAAGCTACTGAGTATGTTGCTATTGTATGTTGCTATTGAATGCCAGCAGTGATGCCACACGACCCACCCATTCGCCACTACCACCAATGACCGACCCCACCCCAACGCCCCATTCAGCCGATCCCGTCGTCTCGTTCCTGCATCGGACAGCGGCAAAGGCAGCCGGGGATTGCCGGTTTGAGACGGCTGTAGAGATCAGGGCATGGGCCGATGCTATCGCCCAGCGCGACGTCAGCCCTCCCGCAGCCGCAGACCACGCAAAAGGTCCGAGCGTTGACGACGTTGACGAGCTGTGCCAAGAGTTTGGGTTCCATCTTGACAGCGACGACGACTACAGCCTTTCAATCCTGCGCGACATGATCACCGCTGCCATCACCCGCTGGCCCGCCCCGGTTGCCCAGTTTGGGGACTTGCCAGAGCCAGACCCGTGCCTGGGAGAAGTTGTAGGTTATATAATGGGAGGGCACGAGATTGACGGGAAGCGGATTCGGTTAAGTATTGCGGTGCTAGAGCCTTGCCCGGGGTTGCTCAGCCCCCAGCCCAGCCGGTGAACCTGGCCAAGCTGCGTGACCCCGACTTCTCCGGTGGGCTAACACCAAGCCAGCACCTTGACGTGGTGCATGGTGGGGCGGATCCCACCTGGCAGTCGATTAAAACAGCGCCTAAGGATGGGACTTTGGTTTTAACTATTTCCGAGTCCGGTTATCCAGAGGAAGTGATTAGCGATAATTACAAGCTATGTAATTTTAGCTTTTTGCAGTATAACAGAACAATAGATACGTGGGTGGATCGGCTTGGTTCATCTGGCTATTTCCCCACCCACTGGCAACCCCTCCCCGGCCCGCCCAACACCATTAACCAACCCTCCTAGCCGCCAATTCCCCTACCGCCTCGCTGAACGTCCGCCCACCTGCCGGAGCATCCAATGGCGCCGATGGCTGCAGGCTGCGGGTGCGATCGGGGAATAGGTATCTCTCGCTGGCTGTTGGTGCGGTCAAGGCACGCTGCAGCAGCCCCCTGGCCCTCTCCTCGTTGATCCCCTCCGCCTTGGCCAAGGCCCTGACCCCTGCCGCTTGCTCCTCCCGCCAGAAGTCGTTATCAAGCAGGGTGTCACGAATCACCGGGTCCGTTTCCAGTACCTCATCAGCCGGCAGCGGGACCGGCGTACATCGGCATTGCGGGTGGGCTGGGATGATCACCTGATCAGCTGGGTAGATTCGCCCATGGCGACTGAGGCACCACCTGCAGGTGCGTTCGTCGGTGGCAGCTACCCAGCGGATGAAGCTGAAGCCCTCGGACAGGTTGTGATCAATGGCCCCCTTGACGTAGGCATTGGCCAGCTCTGACCGAGCGATCACTTCAGCACGCTGCCGTAGCCCCATCCGTGAAGTCTTGCCGGTGGGGTCGGTTGTGCCCTCCAACGCCCCAACGATCTGCCGTTCAAGCCGGCGAGAGCCCCAGCCACGGGCGACGCCTTCGCTGACGATCTGGGCGATCTGATCCCGGAACCGTGCGGATTCGCCCTGCATGAAGGCAGTAGCGGTCTGAACGGCGGCACGGATCGCCAGCGGATTGGCCCCGGCGAAGGTGGCGCTGGCACCGGTGACGATCCCCTGCAATGCGGCGGCAGCTTCACCGCCAACGGCCAGGGCCTCGACCAGATCGGTGGTGAACTGGCGCTGCCAGCCGGCGATTTCCTCTGGCGGCAGGAACTGCTGAGCGTCCCGCAGGATGGCCCGGTACTTGGTGGATGCTTCGGCGGAGCTGTAGGCGCCGGGGGCCCTGATGGGGTTGCCCTCGGGGTCAAGATCGGAGGGGCCCACGGCGTTGAGGTAGGCCGCATAGTGCCGCTTCAGATCACCCAAGACGCGATCCAGTGCGGTGCGCAGCATGGCGGTGGTGTTGGCCAGCGTGCGGGCTTCTAGCTGGTCAAGGATGGCGGCGTAGTCGTCAACGACTCCGACGATGCGGGTGGTCATCGGTTAGCGGCTACGGTTTTTTGGCACGGCGACCGGAGCGAGCGTTTCTGTAACTGTCAAAACTTCTAGTTACGGTTGAGATTGACTTCTGTATTTTGGCCAGTGCCGCCTGCTCGGAAGACCTGCGAGATTTGGGCATATTGCGCTTAGCTTGAATTAATGCGTCAAGCCGCGTAGACGCACGCTCAGTTCTTGCTTCGGTTTTGCGACCAAATTGTGATAGAGGAGAATTCCGCTCGCTTACAACCTTGGTTTGCACTTTTGCGGTTACTTTGTCAACGCCTCCTGTCAATAGGTTTCGCTGATTTATTTTTACGGCTTTGCGATTGATTCCTTCTGGCGCTATGTATGATTGCTTGCCGCGAATCGCTTTAACGTTTTCTATTGTTTGACGTTTTCTGTCAAGCTGAGCAGCAGCGGCCTGCTTTCTTGTTCTGTTAATGGTTGGCTTAACTGTTGCCGCCTTAGCCCCCACCCTTGCCGTCATCGCCCCTTGCTTCAACCCCTTGGGCTTGGTCACGGTGCCCCTCGATGCCGCACCTTTCACCGCCGCACGATTCCGCTCCTTGCTGGCCTTCAGGTAGGTGCCAGCCCGCTTGACCGCCCCGCGCTGGGCTGGTGATGCCCCAGGGCCCGCCTTGCCCCAGGGCCCGCCTTCGCCCTGGCACGCCTAAGGCTGGCCCGTGCCGCCAGCGTCCCCCCAGTGCTAAGCGGTTCTGCGCTCTTGCCAGGCTTGATGCGGCCAAGCATCTGCCGCATAATTGCCATCGTTTGTTGTCGTTGCTGCCGCGCCTTGCCACGCTTGCCGGCGCCTTCGCTCATCTTCTGGCCCGATAGCCGAGCACGGGAAACACCGCCGATCTTGGGCGCCTTGATTCTGGAGCCTGGGGTCTGAGTTGGTGTCACCGGCCGCTTTGCCAACCTGCCCATTGCCTTCTGTCCTGCTGCCGTCCGCGCCGCACGACCGGTGATTGCTCCCGTAGGTCTGGAGCTTGCCGCCGTCATCGTCTGGGTTGCACGCTTGCCACCGCTGGCGGTCCTCAATCTGCCACCCCTGGCCGTCGCCCCAGTGCCACTACTGGCGAACCTGCCACGGTTGTCTCGGGAGTATTTGCGTGCCATACCGATCAGCCGCTACTCCTTGAACTTTCCTATTAACCCTTCCGGCTGCGGCGTTTTCCCGCTGCTGGTAGCGCTGGCTTGCTCCCTCGCAAAGCCTTCGCCCCCTTGCCGCCCGCGATCTTAGGCGTGGCATCACGGATCGCATCTGCCATCTCCCGCATCATCCTGGCATCGGACTGCGCAAGCTCTCGCAGGCCCGCCCGTAACGTGGTGGCCACCTTCCCTCCCTTGGCAGTCCCGCGCATCCTGGCGCCAGCCTCCGCGCCGGCCCTCGCGCCCGCTGGTGTGGGGCGGATCTTGCCGCCGGTGATCGCCTCCAGTTCCCGGATGTTCGCCGCGTCAGACCTGGCCAGGGTGCGCAGGGTGCTGCGCAGGGTGCTGGTCAAGGACCCCGGTCGTTGCGCAGCAGGCAAACGGGTGGCAGGGGGCTGGCTTGTCGCCATGGTCTTACCGCCACCCCGCGTCGCCAGCGCCCCTGGCTTCATGCCCTTTGACCTGGCCACCGTGCTAGCCCTGGGCGCCGCTGCCATCTTGCTTGTCTGCGTGGCCCGCTTGCCGCCGCTGGCGGTTCGGAGCCGCCCCCCGCGTGCCGTCGCTCCGGTGCCGGCGCTGGCAAACCGTCCGGCATTATCTCGGGAGTATTTCCTAGCCACGAAAAAGCTCAGCCAGAGGGTGCTGGCTGAGCTTTCCGCTGTATTGCGCCGCTACGGCTTTTTGATCGTGCCAGCCAGTTTGGGGCCGCTGATCACCTTGCGGACGCCATCAGGCCGAAGCCGGCGACCGATGGCGGTGACGACCGGAGCGGTCATTCACCCACCACGCCGTCGGACTCAAACCCGCCTTCGGCTTCATCGGCTTCATCCTCATCGGCCGCCAAGGATGCCAAGGTCAACTCGGACTTGATTACTTCCAGCACGCCAATGACCTCAAACAGGCCACACTCGGAGCTTTCGACCAGGTCGGTGATGGCTTCGTGCAAGGCTTCGGCAGGGGTGATGATTTCAGACATGGGGCAGGTCCTCGGGTGGTCGGGCCTAGCTTACCTGCTCCTGCTCCCGGCGTCTACGCTTCCTGGATCGAGCAACCCGCGCCGCCCGATCAGCACGCCCCTCGTCGGTGTGCAGTCGCCAGCACTCCCAGCAGTGGTCGCCGTGGGTGCCGGTGTGCTGGCGGGGGCAGCAGGCGCAGGGCTGTAGCCCTGCAGGGGGCAGGTGGCCGGCTTGGCGGTCGCGGAAGCGGCGCTGGCGGTCGGCTCCGGTGGGGTCAGGCATTGGAGCACTTGGATGCCATCAGTCGCGCTCTCAGGCAGGTTTCAAGGTCTCGCACAGCACG